CCTACCCGGGGGGAAACACGTGTTCGGGGAACCCCACTCGTCACCTGTTTTACCGCCCTAAAAAATAAAAAGGCACAAATTTTTAGTAAAATATACTTGACAACCGTCACTCAAAAGTGTTATTATATATTTAAGATATAATTTAAAAGTAATACATAAAGAGAAAGGAGTGTGCTAAATGACAATACGAGAAACAATTAAAGCATTACTAAAATATAAAAAAACAACTCAAACAGCGTTAGCAGAGAAGATGGGATACTCTAGCCAGTCAGGAATAGGACAAATGCTTCAAAGAGGAAATATGACAGTTGAAACTCTCATTAAGATTTGTGATTCACTGGATTACGAAGTTACGATTCAACCAAAACGTGGAGGGCGTAGACCAGAAGGACAATTTATAATCACTCTTGAAGAGGAAGGTGAAAAATAATGATTTATGGTTATGCGAGGGTGTCCACCAAAGGACAACAAAAAGATGGAAACAGCTTGGAAGCTCAAGAAAAAGCGTTGAGGGAACATGGTGCTGAAATTATTTTCAAAGATAGCTTTACAGGAACACTTAAACACAGACCCGAACTTGACAAATTAATGAGTGTTCTTAGAGAAGGTGACGTTTTAATTGTTACCAAATTAGACCGTATAGCAAGAAGCGTTACTCATGGAGTAGAATTAATTGAAGAGTTGTTAAAACGTGGTGTTAAGGTTCATATTCTGAATATGGGAATTATGGACAATACACCAGCAAGCAAGTTAATTCGTACAATATTTTTGGCTTTTGCAGAATTCGAAAGAAATATGATAGTTGAAAGAACACAAGAAGGTAAAGAAATTGCTCGTCAACGAGAAGGTTATCGGGAAGGTCGACCTCCTGTAGAAGTTGATAAAAACCTCTTCAAAAATTTTCTCAAAAAACAAAAAGAGGGTTTGATAACGGTTAATGAAGCAATAAAAGAACTCGGTATCAGTAGAGCGACTTGGTATAATTTAGCCAAAGAAGCGTAATTTTGTGATATAATGAAATCAAAAAACAGAAAAGAAAATTATTAGATGAAAGCGAGGGAATATAATGAACGATAAATCTATTTTAGATATTTTAGAGCAGATAGTAAATACATGCAAATTACTATCTCAAGAAGTTTATAGCAGTTTAGATTATTCAAACAGCACAATTGATATTTGTGCAAATAAATTCCAAGAATTAGAGTTTAAAATTTGGGAATTGAAAGAGATGGTCTGATGGGAGCTATTATAAAAAATAAACATTTAGAGCGCCCCTGAGCGCCTTTATAGAAGGGAGGGCGCTTATTTTTATGACAAATTTACAAATGATACAGAAACTACAGAAAATCGTTAAAGAAAAGCCACATGAATACCAAGCTGTAGAAGATCTGTTCGAAATGCTCAGAATTTATGAGTCTGAAAATAAGAAACAGGCCCATTTGTGGAATAATGATGTGCGCAAAATATCAGCACAACAAGTTAAACTTGCCAAAAGTGATTCTCTTGCTGAAAAGTTTTATTATCTAAATAAACGTTCGTTATTATTTGATGCTAAAGAGGACTTCGATGCTTATCTGCAATATGTGGAGTTTGATAGAGAACCTGAAAAGAGGTTTTATCTTCCTCGCCGGAAACAAATATTACCCATTGTTCAGGCGCTACAGGATTTAGAAGATGATTTATTGGATTTATTGAGTATATCTATGCCGCCCGGAACAGGGAAAACCACTCTCGGAATATTTTTCTTAACGTGGATAATGGGTAAATATCCAATGCAACCGAATCTTGCCTCTGCTCATTCTTCAATGTTGACTAAAAGTTTTTACGATGGTGTGCTTTCCATTCTTACAGACCCCGAGTATTTATGGGCTGATGTGTTTCCCGGTATCAACATAGCCAGAACTAATTCCAAAGACGAAACCATAGATTTGGAAAAACAAAAGAGGTTTGCCACTCTTACTTGCCGGTCCATTGACGGCTCATTAACCGGTGCTACCAGATGTGAGAAATATTTATATGCTGACGACTTGGTAAGTGGTATTGAAGAGGCTCTTTCTAAAGACAGGCTGGATAGTCTTTGGGAAAAGTACACTAACGATTTGAAATCTCGTAAGAAGCTTGGATGCAAAGAAATCCATATTGCTACACGGTGGAGCGTCCATGATGTTATAGGTAGGCTCGAACAACAATACGCAGATGATTCGAGAGCTAAGTTTCTTGCTTTTCCTGCTCTTAATGAAAACGATGAAAGCAATTTTGACTATATGTACGGCGTGGGCTTTGACACAAAGTATTTCCTTGATATGAGGGACAGCCTGGATGATGTATCATGGAAATGCCTGTATATGAACGAACCGATCGAGCGTGATGGGTTGTTGTTCCCGGAAGATGAACTTACAACATTTAATGGTACGCTTCCCGATGGTGGACTTGTTGCAAAATATGCAACATGTGACGTAGCATGGGGTGGCGGCGATAGTCTTTCAATGCCGATAGCGTATGAGTATGAGGATGGCAGCGTCTATATCGTGGATGTAGTGTTCAATAAGGGAGATAAGACCAGTACCAGGCCGATTGTTGTGGGGAAATTGAAGCGTCATCTTCCGCATAGGGTTCAATTTGAGGCGAATAACGGCGGCGATGAATACTGCGATGCAGTTGATGCCGAACTTAGAAAAGCCAATATCCGCTTGCATTTAACTCACAAGAAAGCTCCCTCTACGTCAAGCAAGCTATCACGAATCATTCAGGCATCGCCAGATATTAAGAAATTTATTTTTCTTGATAAAAAACACAGAAGCAAAGAATATGCTGCGTTTATGAAGGAGCTTACTTCGTTTATACAAACCGGGAAAAACAAACATGACGACGCCCCTGATTCACTGGCAATGCTGGCAACGATGATTGGCAGGCGGTATGGGAAGGTTACGGCAATTAAACGGCCATTTTAACTGAATATGGTATGAAAAATATTGACATGCACTATATGTTGTGTTATAGTGTAAATGGAACCTGCATAGGTATTTTTGTTTGTAGTAAAGCATGATTGCTTGGGAGCTCCGGCTCCGGAAGTGGACATGCTTTTTGCTTTTTTAGGGTAAAATTGGGAGGTTTGAATGAGTAGCGTAAAAGGCAAGGTGCTATTTGGAAGAACAGTTTTATATTCTGCTGAAAGTGAAATTACAGCGGACAACCTTATTGATGTCTTGAATGAGGTGCTGCCCATTCATAATCAAAACAGCCTTGAGATTGATTATTTGTATAAATATTATTGCGGCAGGCAGCCGATTTTGGATAGGGTAAAGAAGGTGCGCCCTGAGATAAACAACAAGATAGTTGAAAACCACGCCTTTGAGATAGTGGATTTTAAGAAGGGATATGTATTTGGCGAGCCTATACAATACATCCGTCGGGGAGAAAGCGTCGGGGAAGATAATATTTCGAGGCTTAATGAATATATGGCAGCCGCGGACAAAGCTAAAAATGACAAGGACCTGGCGGAGTGGTTCTATATTTGCGGAACATCTTACCGGATGGTTTTGCCGAGCAATTATTATGATGATGTGCCCTTTGAAATAGATACCCTTGATCCGAGATACACTTTTGTGGTTTATAATAACGGCTTTGGGAAAAGGCCGTTAATGGGCGGTAAATACATAACGATAAAAACAGCTTCGGGTGAGAAAAAAGAAATATATAGCATTTATACTCCTGCTGCTTATTTCGAGGTAATGGACAATGAGATTATAAAGAATGAGCCTCATGCTTTAGGATATATACCAATAATCGAATACCCTGCTAATAATTCAAGGCTGGGGGCTTTTGAGGTTGTCCTGCCATTGCTTGACGCTATTAATAATACCGTATCAAACCGCATGGATGGCATAGAGCAGTTTGTACAGGCATTTATGAAGTTTATAAACTGCGAAATAGACGAAAATGAATTTATTGCTTTGAAAGAACTTGGGGCGCTGATGGTTAAAAGCACTTCGGAGGCCCCAGCGGATGTGGATATGGTATCTAAGGAGTTGGACCAGAGCCAGACACAGATAACCAAAGATGACCTTTACAGAGCTGTTCTGATTATATGCGGTATGCCGGACAGACACCAGAATGCGAAATCCACAAGCGATACCGGTACTGCGGTTTATTATCGGGATGGCTGGACTGCGGCAGAGGCAAGGGCAAAGGATACGGAACTTGTGTTCAAGAGTTCGGAAAAACAGTTCCTGAGGATAGTATTGAGAATCCTCAAGGATACAGAAGGAATAGATATTAAGCTTAAAGACATAGACATTAAGTTCACCAGGAACAAGGCAGACAATCTGCTTGTTAAGACTCAAGGATTACAGAACATGCTCGAAGCGGGCGTTCACCCACAAATAGCAATCACTACTTGCGGGCTGTTCAGTGACCCTGAGCAAGTATACATTGATTCCCAGGAATACCTTGAGAAGTGGAAAGTTGCTGAGGCAACGGCAACACCTGGGAACAACAAGCCTAATCCTACAGATGCGGACGGTGATGCAATTGAGGGTGGTTAGGTGCTTGCAATGCGGCAAGCTTCTTGGTAAAATTAAGGGAGAGGCAGAAATTAAATGCCCTCGATGCAAAAAAATTAACAAAATTAATACAGAGCATCGTGAGAGTGCCAGCTAACTGTTAGCAGGCCGGTTGGCGCTTTGTTTTTCAAGCGAGAGAACGGGAGAGCGTTGTTCGACGCTGTGGAAAGGAGTGAGTGAATGGAACAATGGAAAGATATTATAGGGTATGAGGGTTTGTATCAAGTCAGTAATTTAGGAAATGTAAGAAGTCTGAATTACCGTAGACAGGGTTTCGCTCAAAACCTTGTTCCAAAGCTCTCTAATCGAGGTTATTACCACGTTTATTTGCGAAAAGATGGTAAGGTTAAGGATTTCACCATTCACAGATTAGTTGCGATGATGTTTCTCCCGAATTTTAGGGAGTTGCCGGAAATCAATCATATCAACGGAGTCAAGACGGACAATCGGGTTGAAAACCTCGAATGGTGCACTCGAAGTCAAAATGTACGACACAGTTTACCCGACACACCCAGACCTAGAAAACGAGCGAGAAATGAACCGATTATCCAGCTGGACTCTCATGGTTCAATTGTAAAAACTTGGGATAACGTGAGGGAAATCGAATTAGCGACAAAAATGAGCGCATGGTCGATTTATCAATGTTGCGAAGGAAAACGGAAAACAGCCTATGGGTTTAAGTGGCAATTTGCCACTTGAAATATCGGAGATAGAGAAATCTCCTAAATAAAACACAAAAAGGGGAGAGAACCCCTTCAACAAACGCAAAATTCACGGTGAGAGAACACCTATAAAAAACGCAGGAGGTAATAAGAATGGCAAGTTTAAAAGAACTGTTAGGAGACGCATACAAGGAAGGCATGACGCTTGAAGAGATTGAAACTGCGCTGGCTGAAAGGGATTTGGTGG